ACTACTACAAATCTAACAGAAGGTGCAAGAAAATATTATACTACCGCAAGAGCGGATAGTGATTTCGATATTAGACTTGCAACCAAGACTACTCAAAATGTAACCGAACATAGTTCTAATCTTTACTATACAACTGCAAGATGGGACGCACGTCTTGCTGAGAAAGACTTAGACAATATTGCAGAAGGTTCAACGAATCTATACTACACTACCGCACGTGCTGATAGTGATGCAAAGGCATCTCTACTTGTTAATGATGCGGGCGGAGACGGTTCTCTCGCATACGATAGTGCGACTGGTGTCTTTACATATACAGGGCCGAGTTCAAGTGACGTTCGAGCACACTTTAGTGCTGGCGGGGACATGACCTATGACAGTGCAACTGGTAGATTCTCTATTGATGTAGAACAAGTTTATAGTAAAGCAAACTTTGATTCTGATTTACGACAACAGATTGCGGGTGGTACAGGTATCACCATCCAACGTTTGGCAAAAGAAGTATTTAGTATTTCTAACACTGGTGTAGCTGCTGCAACATACGGTTCAGCAACTTCAGTTCCTCAGTTCTCAGTAAATGCACAAGGTCAGATTGACTCTGCACGTAATGTAACTATTGCGGGTGTTACTGGTGTAGACTTCGATAGTTCAAACGCAACTATTACAATACAAACAACTGGTGGGAACTTTACGGATGTCATATCACTCGACCCATTCACTACTGCAAACTTATCAGAAAATACTAACCTCTACTATACAGACGCAAGAGCAAGAGCGTCCAACTCTGTCACAGATGCGGGTGGAGATGGTTCACTGGCATATAACAGTACTACAGGTGTTATCACTTATACTGGGCCCAGTGCTGCTGAAGTAAGAGCGCATTTAACCGCAGACAAAGGACTCTCTGTTACTAATGGTGTGTTTAACATAGATTCCGCAAATGTCAAGGGAATGTTTAGTGCAAGTGACGCTGGCGGGGATGGAAGTTTTGCATACAGTAATGGTGTCTTTACATATACAGGGCCGAGTGCGACAGAAGTAAGAGCGCACTTAACTGCAAACAAAGGTCTTTCAGTTTCAAGTGCTGGTGAGTTTAATATTGACTCTGCTAATGTAAAAGCAATGTTCAGTGGTTCGAGTGGTGTAAACTACTCTAATGGTGCAATCTCTGCTGACACAAGTGAAATCAGAGGATTCTTTACTGCAAACAAAGGTCTTTCAGTTTCAAGTGGTGGTGAGTTTAATATTGACTCTGCCAATATTCGTGGAATGTTCTCAGGTGGAACAGGAGTAACCTATAATTCAGGGTCAGGTGAAATTGCAATCGGACAGGCAATTGCAACATCCGATGATGTAACTTTCCAAGACGTAACAGTCAGTGGTAACCTAAACGTAACTGGAACAACCACACAAACAGGTAGTGTTGTAACAGAAAATAACTTCACAGGTCTGACTGACGCCAACACAGGAAACAGTACAGACTTTGGTTTCTATGGTAAGTATGTAGAAGGTGGAACAACCAAATATGGTGGTGTATTCTACGATGCGGGTAACGATAATACATTTAGATTGTTCTCAGATACTCAGACAGTTCCATCATCAACAGTAAATACTGGTGCTACAGGTTATTCAGCTGCCAACTTGATTGTTAAAGATATAAATGCCGTAGACTTAGTTCTATCTGGTAATCTGACAGTCAATGGTGCTACTGTAACCAACAGTGCAACCAACACAACAATCGCAGATGCATTGATTGAACTTGGTTCTGGTAATACAGGTTCAAACGCTAATGACCTTGGTCTTGTTCTCGAAAGAGGAACAACTGGTGACAATGTGTTCATTGGTTGGGATGAGAGTATAGACAGAGTAAGATTTGCAACTACAACTGCTACAGGTGCATCAACTGGTAACTTAACACTCACAAATGCAAACGTTCAAGCAGGAACATTTTATGGTAGCTTAACTGGTAATGTCACGGGTACAACTTCTGACATATCTAATCATACAACTGCAAACTTAACTGAAAACACTAATCTTTACCATACCACTGCACGTGCAAGAGGTGCCATATCGGTAACCGATGCGGGTGGGGATGGAAGTGCATCATACAATAGTTCAACAGGTGTCATTACCTATACAGGGCCAAGTGCATCTCAAGTAAGAGCACATCTGACTGCGAACAAAGGTCTAAGTGTATCATCTGGTGGTGAATTCAATATTGACTCTGCCAATGTAAAAGCAATGTTTAGTGCGGGTGGAGACATATCATATTCGAATGGTGTATTCTCTTATACTGATTCAGATAGAACTGCGGCACAGATTAAAGGATTGTTCTCTGGTGGAACAGGTATCACCTATAGTAATGGTGCAATATCAACAACCGATGGAGATATCGTTCATGATAGTCTATCAGGATTTGTTGCAAACGAACACATAAACCATAGTGGTGTGTCGGTAACTGCGGGAACAGGTTTAACTGGTGGTGGTACTATTGCCGCAACCAGAACAATAAATGTAATCGGTGGTAAGGGTATTACCGCCAACGCAAATGATATCCAAGTTGACTCCGCAAACATCAAAAGTATGTTTAGTGGTGGTACAGGTATCACATATAGTAATGGTGCAATCTCTACTACAGATGGAGACATTGTCCACGATAACTTGAGTGGATTCGTAGCGAATGAACACATAGACCACAGTGGTGTAACAATGACTGCGGGTACTGGTCTTACTGGTGGTGGTACTATTGCTGCTACTAGAACCTTCAACGTTGTGGGTGGTAAGGGTATTACCGCAAATGCAAATGATATTCAGGTTGACTCAGCAAACATCAAAGGTATGTTTAGTGCAAGTGGTTCGTTAGCTTACAGTAATGGTGCATTCTCATTCACAGAAAGAACTGCTGCACAGATACTAACTGCACTAAAGACTGTTGATACAAACTCAAGTGGACTTAACGCTGACCTATTAGACGGTCAACAGGGTACTCATTATAGAATCAATGTATATAACAATGCAGGCACGTTGTTAAATTAAGGATAAATAGATAAATGTCAAGTTATACAAGATTACAGAACAGAAGTCAATTTATCGAATATTGTTTGAGACGCCTTGGCGCCCCAGTAATAGAAATCAATGTAGAAGATGAACAGATTGATGACCGTGTCAACGATGCGTTACAGTTGTTTAGTGAATATGGCGCTGAAGGTAGTGCAAGAGCATATGTTGGTTTCACTATCACACAAGCTGTTATTAACCGTGGATTCATTGACTTTGATATAGATGACTTTGGGACGTTGAATGTTGATAACATTCTTAATGTTGTTAGAGTTCTTCCAATCAACGACTCAGCTTCAAGTGTTAACTTCATGGACGTTAAATATCAGATGCGTCTTAATGATATGTGGGACTTACAAAACGGTGGTAGTGGTGGACTCGTACAGTTCGAACAGATGCAACAGTTCTTATCGACAATCGACTTGAAGTTAACTGGTCATCCACAGATTCAGTATGTAAAAGCTGGTAATACATTAAATATATTTGGTGATATTTCTGGGACGACTGGTGACCTACAAGTCGGTTCTAAGATAATGATGGAGATGTACTTGACAACCGATGCTAATGCCAACGGTAAAATCTATAACAACATGTTCCTAAAAGAATATGCGACTGCCCTTATTAAAGAACAGTGGGGACAGAACCTAATCAAATTCGAAGGAATGATACTTCCAGGCGGGGTTCAATTGAATGGGCGTCAGATATTAGAAGACGCCAAACAAGAAATTGAAACAATTAGACAACGAATATATAATGAGTATGACACTCCACCAGACTTCTTTGTAGGATAACATAATGGCAACGAACCCGTATTTCAAACAAGGTGTTCGTTCTGAACAAAACGTCTACGAGGACATCATAATTGAAGCCCTCCAGATGTATGGACAGGATGTATATTACCTCCCACGAGAAATTGTTAACAAGGATAAGATATTCCTTGATGACGTTCCTTCACGTTTTGGTTCCGCATATAAGATAGAAATGTATATCGAGAATACCGAAGCGTTTGATGGAGAGGGAGACCTGTTCACTAAGTTTGGTATCGAACTCCGAGACCAAGCAAACTTCATTGTCTCTAGAAAGAGATGGAAACAACTTGTCGGTACACGTCTAGCCGAGAAGGCAAACTTCCGTCCCCGTGAAGGTGACCTAATCTACTTGACACTGTCACAATCTATATTCGAAATTCGTAAGGTAGAGACCGAGAGTCCGTTCTTCCAACTACAAAATCTTCCGACATTCCGTATGCAGTGTGAACTGTTTGAGTACAATGACGAAGACTTTGATACTCGTGTTGTTGAAATCAACGATGTCGAAGAAGAGTCTGCATTCCAGTACTTCGTAACTATGGCGACTGGAACTGGACTATCATATCAAGTCGGTGAAATTGTCACTCAGACATTCGATGATTACGTCATGAAGGGTGAAGTCACTGATTGGTCAGACTCCGATGGATTCCTACAAATCGCACACGCTGGTGCAACTGATGGTAAGTTCCACACGTTCGTGAATAATACAGCATTAGTTGGTTCGACATCATTAACGAGTGCTACACCTACCTTCGTTGAGGAATTAAACAATATTCAACGTGACGCACAGAACCAAACCTTTGATGATTTTGAATCAGACTTCTTAGACTTTAGTGAGTCTAATCCCTTTGGAGACTTATAATGTTTGGAACATGGTTTTATCATAAGAGAGTAAGAACTGCGGTATCCGTATTCGGGTCGATGTTCAACAACTTACACGTCCTTCGTCACAACAGTGCTGGCGAGACTATATCGCAAGTTAAAGTGCCATTGTCCTACGCACCAAAGAGAAACTTCATCTCACGTATAGAAGAGATGAATAGGGGTGAGGATGCGGAACGTAGGGTTGCTATCAAGTTACCTCGTATGTCTTTCGAGATTACGAATATGGTTTATGATGCGACACGACAGTTACCCAAGACAAACAACATATCCTCGGTAGTGACCAATAGCGTTACAGCCAGACGTAAACTCTACACGTCCACTCCGTACACAATATCGTTTCAGTTGAACATCTATGCGAAGTCACAGGACGATGCATTACAACTTGTTGAACAGATTCTACCATACTTCGCACCACAGTATACGTTAACGATTAAACCTTTTGCTGATATTGACACATTAACCGAAGACGTTCCTATAACACTTTCAGGTGTAACCTTCCAAGACGATTTCGAAGGTGCTGTAGAACAACGTAGAACAATCATATATACATTAGACTTCGAAATGAAGATTGCCTTATATGGCCCTGAGTCTAATAAGTCTATTATCCGTGATGTACGTAATAACTTATTCTTAAAAGAAGCGGGTCTAAACGACAGTGATGTTTATATCAAGACTATGCAAATCACTCCTAATCCGACTACGGTCAGTGCGGACAGTGATTACGGCTTTATAAATACTGACATAGACAGTAGTGGATAATATATGAGTGATACCAGTAACGATAAGAATATCAAAGATGACTATACAACCTCCCGTGATACCTATCATGATATAATCGAGAAGGGTAGGGAGAGTATGGATTTGATGATTGAGGTGGCACGTGAGAGTGAACACCCCCGTGCCTTTGAAGTACTATCTGGTATGATGAAGAACATGGCAGATGTCACTGACAAACTGATGGACTTGAATAAGAAACACAAGGAAATCAACCAGACCGATGAACCCAAACAAATTGGTGGTACAACTACCAATAACCTGTTCGTAGGAACTACTACAGACCTACAACGTCTTATACAGAATGAAAAACAAGTGGATACCATAATAGATGTCGAACCCGAACAGGAATGAATCCTATCTAGGTAACATTAATGTTAAGCGTGATGGAGTTCAACATAGTTTTACCGAATGGGAAATCAAAGAATACTTAAAGTGTTCGAGTGACCCTGTATACTTCTGTAAGAATTATCTAAAAGTAATCTCTCTTGATGACGGTCTAGTGCCGTTTGACTTGTATCCATATCAAGAAACGATGTTTGACCACTTCAATAACAACCGATTCTCTATCGTACTTGCGTGTAGACAATCAGGTAAATCTATTAGTTCGGTTGGTTACATACTCTGGTTTGCGGTCTTCCACAGTGAGAAAGTCATTGCTGTACTTGCGAACAAAGGTTCTACCGCAAGGGAGATGTTGGGTCGTGTTACACTCATGTTGGAGAACCTTCCGTTCTTCCTTCAGCCGGGCACTAAGGCACTCAACAAGGGTTCTATCGAATTCAGTAACAACTCACGTATCATTGCCGCATCTACCTCTGGTAGTTCTATTCGTGGTATGTCGGTTAACCTATTGTTCCTTGACGAGTTTGCGTTTGTTGAACGTGCAAATGAGTTCTACACTTCTACCTATCCAGTAATCTCTGCGGGTAAAGATACTAAGGTTATCATTACATCTACCGCAAATGGTATCGGTAATACGTTCCATAAGATATGGGAAGGTGCGGTACAGAAGGTAAATGACTTCATTCCGTTTACAGTGAACTGGTATGATGTGCCTGGCCGAGACGAGGCATGGAAGAAACAGACGATAGGTAATACATCCCAACTACAGTTTGACCAAGAATTTGGCAATACTTTCTTTGGAACAGGTGACACCCTAATTAATGCCGAGACACTATTGGGGTTTCGTGCAACACAACCCTCATCTCATCGTGAAGGGGGTGACTTTTTAATATATGACAATCCAGAACAAGAACACGAATATGTTATGTGTGTGGACGTATCAAAAGGAAGAGGTCAAGATTATTCTACGTTTAACGTAATCGACATTAGCACAAGACCTTTCAAACAGGTTGCCGTCTATCGCAATAATACTATTTCTCCATTACTCTTTCCTAATATTATATATAAGTATGCAAATTTCTACAATGAGGCATATGTTGTTGTTGAATCAAATGACCAAGGTACGGTTGTATGTAATGGACTGTATCAAGACCTAGAGTATGAGAACCTTCATATGGAGTCCGCAGTCAAGGCAGACCGAATTGGCATAGAGATAAATAGGAAGACCAAGAGACTTGGTTGTTCTTCTATCAAGGATATACTAGAAGAGAAGAAGTTAGATATTGTTGATGAGAATACCATCATGGAGATATCAACCTTTACTTCAAGAGGTCAGTCATACGAAGCTTCTGATGGTAACCACGATGACTTGATGATGAATCTGGTTATGTTTGGATACTTCGTAACGTCACAGTTCTTTGCTGATATGACAGACATTAATCTTAAAGAGATGATGTTCGCAAGGAAGATGAAAGAGATTGACGATGACGTACCACCAGTTGGTTTCATTGATAATGGACTACAGGATATAGAAGAAGAAGAAGAGACTTCGACTAGAGGATGGCACGCATTCGAAGGTGGAACCGAGTGGTAATAAAGGTATTCAGCTTTCCCCTGAAGAGCTAGGATTATACACTATTTTACACAATTTGGCAAGCCCTTTTCTATAAATAAGGTAATGTATAAATAAAGGTAAGTGAAAGAATTTACCGCATTATGAAAACTTATAATTAGAAAACTAAAGGAAAAAAGTTATGGCTTTATTTACTCCCTCTGCTTCTCCTGCTGTAACAGTAAAAGAAATTGACCTGACGGGCGTAGTCCCCAATGTGCAAACTTCTACTGGTGCATTTGTAGGAAACTTCGGATGGGGCCCAGTCGGTGTTGCAACATTAGTCTCAGATGAGACTGGTCTAGTAAGCACATTCAGCGCACCAATCGATGCAAACTCAGTAGACTTCCACTCTGCTGCATATTTTTTAAGATACTCCAATTCACTGTACGTAGTACGTGAACAGGACTCCGATGCTAGAAACGCTGTCGCAAACCATACCTCGTTAGGTTCGGTAACTGCACAGACTATTGGTAACCGAGACGCATTTGAAGCACTTGCTTTAGATAGTTCTGATGGTGCCTTTATTGCGAAATTTCCTGGCATTATTGGTAACTCACTAAAGGTCTCTATTACAGGAACAGACAGTGCTAATGGTTCGTTAACAAACTTCAACGCATGGGCCTATAAAGGTTCTTTCGATGGAGCTCCAGGCACATCTCCTTTCGCTACTGGTATTGGTGCATCTAACGATGAAATCCACATTGCAGTTATCGATGAGATTGGTGA